TTAATGCAAACACTTGTGAATAATTATGAAAGCATAATGTTTCTGTAACTACAGAAAAAAATGTATTTTCATAAAAACTTTTGTTTGTACTCCCATATACAGGTCCATTCCAATTATCATCTGGATTAGTATCAATATAAAATCTATCTAATTGTAAAAGTTTTTCCTTGTTTGCAACTAATAAGTCAATAACTTTTTCTGTATTTTGAGTATCATTTAAAAAATTATGTAAAATATCACTAGGAGTGGGGGGATTGTTTGGATATGCATTGTAACTTACATATCCTTCATTAAGTAAGCCAAAACAAGATAACAAGCCTACTAAAAGGGATCGATGCGGTCTGTAAATCCCATTTAGTGATATGAATTTTTTATCATAATCTTGATTATTAGGAGATAAAGTGGTATATAACTTTGGATAATGTATTAATTGTTGTTGTGCTGTGTATTCGAATAGAGAAATAAACTCAGACTTCATTTTAGGTAAATTATATTTTTTACTCACAATATCAATCTCTCTGCCAATATCATATGAGTTCGTAAGATATAAAATATTAAATGGATGTATGTTATTTTTAATAATCACATCACTGTAAATATCCTCAATCACATAATGATATGCCTCATGCATATTTGAAATGCATAATTTAATCTCACCTAATTTTATTTTCCTTAAAATATCAGATGGTATTATTTTTTCTAAGGGATGTTGTCTGAATGCATCTCCATTTACAAATTCTATGTACCAATAATCATGATCGTCCCAACTTCTTATTGATGTACCTGGGTCTCCACCATGTGTTTTTAATATAGGTTCAGGAGCAGGCTGATCGTTATTATATGATACTATATAATAGAAACTATATTGGTTTAACAATGCCATGACTTATTTAGTGGAGAAAAAATGCAGGTATTTGCTAAATACTTAGTTAGGCACGTTGTTGTGTTTAATTTATGCGGTCCCCGCCGCGTAGTGGGTTAGAACCCATATAAAATAAGGAGAAAAACAAATGGGACGTCCTTTAAAAATCGCAAAATCACAAGCTGTTATAACAATTACTGCTGTAAGCGGGACAACAGACTTAGTGACAACAAACGCAAATTTTACTAATTTAGGTATTATTGCAGGTATGAGTTTTATTCCTCATACCAACACAGGCAACTTAGTAGCAGGAACACAATATTGGATTCTTGAAGTTGTAAATGCTGGCAATAACAGTACTTTTTATGTTTCAGAAACACAATTGAGTGCTAACCCAACATATACAAAATTTGATCCAGGTACTGCAGGCCCAGTAACAAACTTAATGTCTGTTAACGTGGTTGATGCATATTTTAACAATCCACTAAGTGGAGCAGGTTATCCAGCAACAAACGCAGCAACATATTCTGTAGTCGGTGGCAACACAGCAATTTATGGCAATCAAGTTCTTTGTTCTGTCGCTATCGGCCAATCTGGTACAGGTACAATTTACACTGACACTGGCACTGCTGATGTTTATGGTGCAGGCACTGACTTTGCAAACACTGTAGCGGCAGGATCAGCGATTCAGATTATAAATCAACAAACAGGTGCACCTGTTAACGTTGGTTTTGTAAGTTCTATTGGTGGTTATATAACTGAAACTGTTACAGATACAGAAGCTACTGGTAGTTTTGTTGTGACTTCAGGCGACGCTACAAACTTTGTTGTAGATGCCCCTATTGTATTTGATGGTGATATTGGTGGATTAACAGCAGGCACTACATATTTCGTTTTATCGGGTGCTAACACAACTCACTTCCAAGTTAGTGCATCATTAGGTGGTTCAGCATACCCAGTAAGTAATGATACAGTAACAGTAGATGCCACACAAGATGTATTGACATTGGGTGCAAGTGCAAGTGCCAACTCTACATTTAATACATGGCCAATGGCAAGTTGGGTATTTGCTGATGATGAAGCAGGTTTCATCGTTCGTCAAAAAGGTAAACAAAAATATCTTGTTACAGGTTCAACAACTGGCTTAACAGCACAATGCTTTACAGCAAACGTTGCTAATACAGCATTGACACCGAACACAATGACTATTACCGCAACATATGCTAATACAAGTACTGTTAAGGTTCAGTCATTGAGCGATCATACCGCTGAATTGTTTACAGCCACATCAGGTCCAGTTGCTACAGGTAATATTGTACTTGCTAATGCTGATCCAGCATTCTCAACATTCAATACTGCTTATGTTGCTAATACCTATGGTGGTCAACCTTACCCAATCGTTACTATCGGTGCTGCTTAATCATGGCTGCAATTTCTTTAAACAAGGCACAAAAAGCCGAAACAGATATTGCTGTCTTGCAAGTCGAAGTTGAGAACGTCAAAGAAAAGATTGGCGAACTTAAGGACGACATAAAAGATGTACGTGATGCATTAGAAAAGCATTCTGAAGAACATACACAATTGTTTAAAGATATGCAAGAATCAAGTGCAAACGCACACAAGGCAATGTCTGATAAAATATCCAGTTTAGAGAAGTGGCGATGGATGATGATGGGAGCAGGTATAGTAATCGGTTCATTAGGTTACGATACAGTAGCAAAATTGCTAAAATAAGAAAAGGGGACTTAGGTCCCCTTCTCTACTAATGCTTTAAGTTTTTCTTGAACTAAATCAAAATTAATTGTGTTGAACAAGCCAGGATGAAGTGGTTTTGGATAATGCTGTTCTCCTACCCACGCATATCCACAATGTTCATCGTTTAGTATTGGGATAAATTCTTCAGTAATACTACAAAAAAAGCTATGATAAGTAAATGTTCCATTTACAAACTTTTGTATGGGAACTAATTTCCAATCAACATCCCAATTTTTTATTTCTTCTAAACACTCACGTTCTAAACCCTCTAATAAGGTTTCGTCTTTTTCTATTTTACCACCTGGTATACTCCAAGACGGGTTTTTGTCACTACGCAACAAGAACAAGTAACGTCGAGTTGTTTTACAATAGAAAAATATACCGGCTGCAACATTCATATTATGATTTATCATAATTAAATCACAATAGAATAATCTCCCTGATCGTACCAACCTTCATACGATTTCATCCAAATAGATTCGTTTGGCACATACCGATATTGCACATTTGTATTTAAATTTGTAACATACTCAATAGATGTAGCTTCTTCTGCATTGAAATCTACGATCCATTCAGTTCCGTTATATTCAATGATATCATTGCTTTTTGCAACTAATGATCCCCATGCAATAGTAGGTGCATCTCCGCCAACATCCTCTACTATTAAATAACGTCTACCTGGAATAGGTGCAGGCAATCCTGCACCGGGACCTGAAGTTAACGGATTAATAACCGCGTTAACAGGATCTAAAGTGTTTTGAGGTAACGTATCAGGGTCAATGTTGTAGATTAGTAATCTATCATCTAGTGGATCTACTACTATTGTGCCAACTATTTCAGTATCCATATATGGATTTTGCAACCATATCTGTGAGATACCTGGCTTATATGCTCCATATACATTTAAATAGGATGTCCAATACAATGAAGTATTTGGTGGGCTAGGTAAATTTAAATTGGTGTTAGATGGATTGAATGTTTCATCTGCTGGAAGCAGTTGCAGAGTGTTGTTAAGCAGTAATACTTTATATCCATATGGTGTAATTTTTTGTCTGGTTCCTAGCAACAAATCGTCATTCGCAGTTGCTTCTAGTGTCGATGGCGTAAATATGCTTGCAATTATTTTTTGTATAACACCATATTTTTTCAATTTACTTGCTGTGCTTAACCATATAGGAACTTTAAATTTCCATGTAAGTATATCAATAGGATTACCTGTACCTTGTGGTATTGTTCTACTGGTAAATGTAAGTCCATCCTGATACACAACACTTAAAGAAGTCCAATCTATAAAATTATCTGTACTTTGAATTTCTAATGCAGGATTGAATAGTGTTCCTAGTTGCTCAATTAATTCTAGTTTTTGATTGTAATTAGTAGTCCACATATCTACTGTTATGCGAAGCGTATATGGAACTGGCATTAATCGTTCTACAGTAAATGCTTGACCTTGCGTTGTTTCATATGTTTGTGAGGATGCATTATAAGTGCGCTGTCTAACATTTAATTTATCGACAAACGTTGGATCTTGTGTTCTACTTTGATCGTATTCAAGTGCGCTTATGTAATAAGTTATTAACGGTGCGCTAGGCAAATTACTTGCGCTATTGTTAGCAATAATAGTGGCAGCTTGTCTACTACTGTCACCATACATTATTGGAACACGAACTAATATGTCATTACCTGCAGGATCTTTACCTTTGGTTACATACCAATTGCTAAAAATTTTCGCAAATTGTAATAAGAATCTGCGTATTTGTGCGTCATAAAAAAATTGTGCCATAATTATTCAATCGGAGGTAATGGATCTGGGGCTATAGTAAGTATAGTAGATAATGGTTGCGCTTCTGGAATTAATTTTTCTTCTGCATTACTATAGATTACACCTGTATCATTAATAAATCCTGATAATAATGATTTATCATTTTCTGTGAAGCCTGTTTCAGTTCTTACATCACTAGACATGCGTACCCAAATAGTTCCGTCCCAACGGAACAAGACATTTGGCATATAATCGATACGTAAAAAATAATCCCCGACTTGTGGATTTGGTGGGAATGAAATACCAGTTCCAGTTGGAAGACCGTTAGGTGCTGTACCATCGCCCGTTAAGTAACCGCTTGTGTAGCTAAAACTTCTAGGTGTATATCTTGAAATATATTGGAATCTAGGATCAGCATCAGCACGATAGTCCATTGTATTTGGACCATATGGTTCTGTACCACTAAAACCGGGTTGAGTTGGATCTTGATCAGCAGTAGCATACGTATTGTCAGCAGTGCCATATGGTCCTGTTATTGGACCTAAACTCTGTATAGATAATACTGTATCCCCACGTACAGGCCCAGACATTGTGGCAGTTCTTACAGGAGGTGTTTCAACCAATTGTAAACTTGCTTGAATAAATTTATCCAATAAATCCGTTGGATCGGCGTCAACTGTTAAGTCCCAAATGCTTTTTACGGATTCTTTAGATATTCTTAATGCAGGACTTGCATTTTTATACTTAGGATCACGAATCATTGTAACAGTTGCGGGCGCGCCACTATTTGACACTACAATGTCAACAGGCGGGGCTGGTTGATTTAACTTTTTACTTAGTACACCGTTTTCTTCCCAAACACCATAAGTTGGTACAACATATAATTCACTTGTGTCGTAGCCCGATTTCGGCACAATACGTTTTGCTTCATTTATGTTTGCATCATTAATTTGTATGTTTTTATTGTATGTGCCTAAAATGTCTTTTAAGTTATCAGCAGTATCCAACTCCCAATATGTAGCATTGGGAGGTGCTATACCGATTGGAACATCAATTTTAGCTATATAATTTTTGTCACCATAGCTTATAACATAACCAGCAGGATAAGTTTTATCTTTATCCCATAATCCAAGATAGTTGTCTTGATTAATTGGTTCTTGTAATATTTGACTAAATTCTTGACTGTCTACTAATGGTTCGCACTTAATACGCCATAGATGAGGGAACCATGTTTGACTGAAACCTTCACTTGCATAGTTTGCGTCAGTAATTTGCATGAAACGTTTTAATGCAACTGGTATTGTTTCTTTTAATGGATTGTAGTCAAGTAAATGCGGCAATTCAATAACATCACCGACCATTAATTTACGCCCTACAATTTCAATCATGTCATTATAATGAACAGTGATAAAAATAATATCATTATTTAAGAACAGACCAAACTGACTTAAATCAAAGTCAAGGTTTTGCACGTTATAATGACCACGCAATCTGTAAATATTTGGATCATAGGTGCGGTCGCGGTTTTCCAAAAACAACAAGTCTTGTATATTAGTTGGATCTAATTTATCATACTGAGGTTGTGTGTAATCAATACTAGGACCCTGATTAGTAGGACCTAAATATTTATGGATATACAAGTCTGTACCACCAACGGTTAGTTGCTCAGAAATGGTTCTGTCCAAAAATCGGTAGTCGTTTTGTTTATTTTCGCGGTATAGGCTTAACTTTGGCATATAGTATTTATCGGATGCGGCTTGACAATAATTTGGAAATCATATATAATGTGTGAACATTGACTATTGTAGGAGCATAATATGGCACGTAAGGCTGTTAAAAAGGCTGTCGATCCTTCTGTTGTAAAAGCACTTGATCCAAAAGATCCTGACACAAAATACGTTGGATCAGAACCATTTTTTACTGAGGACATGCCTAATCGTAATACTGCACTTGGGCAAGGTCTAAGTTGGTATAGCCGTTTTTATGGGCGCAAAGATGCTAAAGATTTGCTTTTGCAATATCTTGACCTATCTGGAAATCAAGGTCTAGCCAAAGTTATCCGCAAAGTTGATGAATCAAACATCAACCCAAGTCTATGCTGGTTGGCACGTATGACTCTTAGAGGACTTAAACTTACTGAATCTGAAAGCCAGCGTCTTAAAGATGAAGTTAACCGCTTAGTCTTGACTGTACAAGAACCAGAAGAAAAACTTAGCCAAACAGGTGGTAAAAAGGCAGAAGTCAAAGAAGTTGCTGTACGTGCCAATGTACAAGAAATTATGAAGGAACGCACCCGCGAAGCCGCAGGTGAAATTGAAGGCATGTTTGATGACTTCATTCTTGCAGGAGCCAAATCTACATTTAATTATAAGCCTATTGATGAGTTGGCTAAGAAAAATGTGCTTCCACAGCATATTAATATTTTGGTTAGTATTTGGCAAAAGCGGCGTGATGAGTTTGAGGCTGTGCTTGAAGGCAAGGATAGTCAACTGGTTCAAGGGTACGCACATTTGACAAAAACACAGGTAAAGAATGTATTGAAGTTGTGTGAACAGTTTTTGTCTGATTTTAATAGCTATGTTTCTATTAAAAAGGCAAACAAGGCTCCTAGGGCTCGTAAGGCTGTGCCAATTGAAAAGGTTGTGAGCAAACTTAAGTATCTGAAAACATTTAAAGATACTGCCATGAAACTGGATTTGACAAGTTTGCACCCTGTCAAACTTCACGGTGCCAGTGAAGCATGGGTGTATGATACTGCCAAACGTAAACTGCACCATTACATTGCGGATGAGTACAGCAAGGCGTTTACTGTAAAGGGTAATACAATTATCGGGTTTGATAGTAAAGCCAGTGAAGTAAAAACACTACGCAAACCAGCCGAACAGTTGAAAGAAATTATGGGTAGTAAGCCTGCCGCTCGTAAATACTTTAAGGAAATTAAGGCAGTTGCAACTAATCCAAATGGTAGGTTCAATGATGCTATGATTATTTTGAAAGCTTTTTAATGAAAAAACTTCTAATCTGCGGCGATAGTTTCGCCGCTGATTGGACTGTAAAGTACGAAGGATATGGTTGGGTAAATTTACTTAAACAAGATTATAAAGTTACAAATCTTGCCCAAGCGGGATGTAGCGAATATAAAATCCTAAAACAATTACAGTCAGTCAACCAAGAAAAATTTGATTTGGTGCTAGTCTCACACACTAGCCCATATCGCCTTTATGTACCCGAACATCCTGTACATAAAAATGACAAATTGCATAAAAATAGTTGCCTACTTTATAGTGACATAATAGAGCACCTAAACGATCATTCTGAATTGTCGCCCGTTGTAGAATACTTTGACAAGTATTTTGATTTAGAATACGCAGAATTTGTACATAATTTATTGCTTGAAAAGATAGATCATTTATGCGGAAACAAGACATTACATGTTTCACATATCAAATGGGACAACCTTTACACATTTAAAAACTTTATAAATTTTGAAAAAATATTTGAAAAACACAGGGGTCCAATGAATCATTATAATCCACAAGGAAACGAAATCGTTTATCAAAGGGTTATCGCTATGCTAAGAGGATTGCATGAGTAAAAAAAATATGCTTATTGCGGGAGGAAGCGACCCCGCCGGATCAGAAATAGATGGGAGTTGCGATAGTCCCTATAACAGAGAGAATAGTTTTGGAAATGTACTAGCTAAAAAATTAGGATACACGCCCATCAATATTGCCATTGCCGGATCTGCGAACGGCGGTATTGTTCGGAGTGTCCTTGATTGGTTCAATACACAATATAATCCATATGATGAAGTATTCGTACTTGTAGGATGGGCCGATGGTATTAGAATGGAAGTGCCCTTCTATCAAAAAACTTGGTATCATCAAGAATGGGACAAGCATACTGATTGGTATAGCCCTACACATGATGATTACATTAGAATCAATCTAGGTTATAAAGGAAATGGTTCTAAAGAGCAAGAATTCATTGAAGGCTATCATAGATTTATGGTAGACAATGAATTATACCTTGAAATTTTAAGCGCAACCTATGCATTGCAATTGCAATATTTCCTAAAAATGCATAAAGTTAAATACCTGTTCGTAAACACATTGTATATGTTTACGCAAAATCATCCTACTTTGCAGTGGTATAAGGATCAAATTGATAGAAAGCGTTTCTTAGATTTTGATAATAATGAGGAACCTTTTTATTATAAGTATGCAAATTTAGGATATAAAAATGCAAAGGCGCAATATTATCACCATGATGAAGTTCCGCACAAATTATATGCAGAACATTTGTATGATTATGTTATTAAAAATAAGTTACACACCAATTTAAAGTGAGAAAAAATTATGAACAAAATTGACCTAAACAAATACCAAGAATTTGTAAAAGCTGTCACTAGTGAACCTAGTAATGATTTAACGACCTTTATGAATCGTTGTGATACACTAGATGGTAATTATGATTTCACAAACAACCAACATGGTCCTGATATCAATGTTCCATTGT